TACACCTCCTCGCCCACCTGGAACGTTCCCACGATATTGACCAGCTCGATGTATCCGGCCGCCTTAAAGGCTATGTCGCCCGTGGCTGCCGAGGTGTCTCCCGTCACTGTGTCGCCCACCGCAAGCGCTCCGGTAATCGTGCCGGTCAGCTTGATGCTGAACACGTTCAGCTTGCCCAGATCTATATACAGATCGTCTTCCAGGTCCACGTCCGTGCCGATCGCGTCCTGATACACATAGCTCGCGGCCTGGTTGTCGGTGTTAATGTCCGAGCCGAGCAGGGTCATCTTCAGGTTCTCGTTCGTCATCTCCCGGAGCCCGAAGGTAAGCACCGCGTCCCGCTCCGTCTCCTTTTCGATGATGGTTGCCCTGGCCGCGTTCCGCGTGCTCTTGAGCTTTTCGATCGTGACCGTGAGGGCGAAATTGATATTCTCCAGCTCGCCCAGGTCATCGAACGAATCCTCGTCCACCTCGCCGGCGTATGCCCTGCCGGTGCCGTAATAGCGAATATTGTCCGCGCTTGATGCTAATGGCATAATAAAACCTCCTTTTTTGCCACTAAGTCACAAAGTCACAAAAGATAAAACTTAGTGTCTTAGTGTCTTTGTGGCCTCCTATGTTTTAATTGTCTTGAACTCATACCGCGCCGCGTAAAAACACAGCCCCCTTTTAGGCGCCAGGTATAGCGGCGCAGCGGAGCGCAGGAGCATGACGCCTGAGCTGTGGATCTTTTGCCTGTGCAGCAGTCCCTCGGTCAGCTCCAGGATCTCATAGACTCCCATGCTCGTGGAGTCCCCACGCCTGGAGGCCTCCGTGCCCCGCAGGTTTTTATCCCCGACAAGGAGCATGATCCCGATATCCTCTTCGTCGTAGCGGTCCTTGTGCGTGAGCGCCAGGCCCGTGGCCACCACGTAAACACAGGGAAAAAGCAGCGTCATCCTGGCCAGCTCCTCAATGTCCTCCGCCTCGGCCTGGCCCGCATAAAGCTCCAGGGTCTTGACGCCTTGATCTTTCAGCGGCTCCAGAGTAACGAGAGTAACCTGCTCCAGCTCCTCGAACTCGTGCATTACTTAGCTCCCTTGATAACCTTCACGGCGAACCACAGCCGCTGCCTGAGCGGCAGGCGCCCGATCTGCCCGACCATCGCCATAAACCGTTTATCCGCCTCCTTGCGGGCCGCCCGCCGGATCTTTTTGTGGAGCCTCCCGCTCATTAAAGCCCGCTCATCTTGTCGCGATCGAAGATCCTCTTATTCGATGAAATATTAACCGTATCCGGCGTGTTGGACGGCGCCGGCGTTGCAGCGCCCAGCCTGATCTTTCCTTCCCCGACCTTTTCCAGGAAACGGATCGCCTCCTTGTGCCTGTCCTTGCGTGTCTCGGGCGCGGCGTCCCCGCGCCTGGAGAAGAGATTATAGATGGCGATATCCACGCTGACCTGCCGGATCTTATCCGGTACCGGCGAAAGAGGAATCGTATATCTGCCCTGGCAGTACGCGTCTATGGTAGCGTCCGCGTCCTCGATCGCCTTGGTTACCTTGTCCTCGTCCACCGCGCCTGCGCCTGTGTCATCCGTCAACTGGATAAGAATAGCCTCATCGATCTGGTCCAGGATGTCGTTATGTGTCTCGTCTTGCGCGCAATAGGCCATGTTATTCCGTGTCCGACTGCTCGCTCATCTTTTCCGCGAGGAGTTGCTGCAGCTCTTCTTTTTTGGCCTTGGGCGGAAACTCGACTCCCATCTCTTCCAGCCGCTCTTTTATCTCCCGAACTGTCAGGTCGGGCTGCTCCCCGTCCTCCGGAACTTCAGCGGAGGAGGACTCCTCCGTGCCCTCGATCTGCCCTTCACCCTGCTCCCCGCCCGCCATAGCTTCAGCGACGGCGGGAACGATCTCCACCGTCAGTTTCGGCTCCGCCTCCAGAACCTTCACTTGCTCCGGAGTGAACGTATCATCCGGGTACTCGGTCGTCCCTTTGGGATGGGCGACCCTGCAGCGCCGGAAGTTATGCTGCTTGCTCGTTATTCGAATCATGGTAGACCTCCGTTGTTAGGTTCCCTGTTCAACGTTCCGGGTTCAGGGTTAACTCTTGAACCCCTGAACCCTGAACTTCTTAACCTTATATTTTTATCCGCGTGGTCTATGCGAGCCAGGGTACCAGCACCGGCTCAACCGTGTTGTACCAGGGGTTGGACGCGCCGGCATCGTTGCGCTCATTGACTATGAGCGTCCTTGCCGCTGACTCGTTGGTCGGGCCGTACACCAGGTGGCTCGGGCTTATGCCCAGCTTGGTAACCTCATCTTCTTTGGTATACGCCATCATGGCTGCGCGGGCCGCCGCATAATTGGCGGCATTCAGAGTGTCTTTAGAGCCGTAGGCGATCTGCCAGAGCCCGTAGCCCACATTTTTCCGGTCATCTACCCCATAGCGGAATTTTTTCCGCAGGAACACATTCTCGTCATCCATCTTATCCTGCGCAACGAATTCCGGCGTTTTCCGGACCTGGAGAATAATGGGTTTGATCGCCTTGCGGAGATCCAGAAGGAACCAGGGATCGCCCCCACCGCCGCCGTCGTTGGATGCCGATCCGTCGCCCACCGGATGATCGCCATCGAAGAAATACTGCCCATCATAGCAGTCTGTGTCGAAGCCGGCAGCGAGCAGCGCCCACACGAGAATATCCGGGTGGGCCTTGGCCTCCTGGGCGAGGCCCTGGATCATGGGCGTATACACGCCGACCTGATCATCCGAGATATCGTCGCGATCCACCTCGATCGTGGCTTCATAACTCTTGTTGACGATCTCGTAGTGGAACGCGGAGAGGTCCTTGATGACCCGGTCCCCGACCCACTCCCTCATGGTGGGATAATCGCCCAGCCACTTGTAATCGACGCTGCGGCCGCCGCTGGGCACGTGCATTGCGACCAGGGGCCACATGGATTCGGCCTGAGCTAATGCCTCGTTGAAAATCGTCGAAAAGCTCTTATAAATGCCTTCCAGATTTGCTTGATTAATAATCATGATTTAATCCTCCCTTTAGTTTGTTGTCTGTTATCCGCCCGGCCGTCGCAGCAATAGCTGCTATGGCGCAGTCGGCTTGTCCGCCTCTGTCGGGTTATCCGTTCACCGTTGTCCGTCGGAAAACGGTGAACGGTCAACGGTGAACATTCCTTGTTTACGATGCCAGCAGCTTCGACGTATATTCCAGCCACGATCCCTGCATGTAGAGCGCATCACCTGCGTGCGCGCTCGGGGTCAGCTCGATGGTAACCGTCTGCGCCCCTGCCGGGATATCCGTGGCCGCGATGGTGATTATGGTCTCTCCGAATGCCTGGGCAATCGTAGCCGTCACGTCTTCCACCTTGGTGTCCCCATCCATAAAATAGGCATCCGATGCCAGGGTCACCGTATTGGCATCAGCGTCTTTCTTGGTGAGCAGGTGCAGGACCAGGTCTTTCGTGACGTCCATATCCGGCGGCAGCGGCACCTGGTTGACGATCGCCACCACGCTGGTAGCCACCCATGCCCACCTGAGTGCACTGTCCGTATCGCCGTCGGCCATATCCAGGATCGGATCGGTCGCAGGCCCTCCGAACGTGACCGTGTTCGATCCGTCGCTGAGCATCCAGGATGTCAGTGGAATCGGGATGAATTTCTGTTCGCTGATCAGGTGCTGATAGATCTCCTGGAGTGCCGCCTCCATCTCTTCCTGGGCCGTGAAGGTGCCCGCGTCCGCGATGCTGATGGCCGATGCCGCATGGGCAGCGGTGCCGTCGGCGATATGGGCAGCCGCATCGGACTGGCGAATGGCCGGCTCGATGTCGATCCAGGCGTGGGTTGTGTCGATATATGCCGCGATAATGCCGGCGAAAATATCATGGGTTGTGTTGCCCACTATGTCTACCGTCTGGTCGTCCACCAGGTACACGCTGTCTCCCACGTTGGCGATGGTAATTGCGGTATCCAGGATGGCCTTTACCAGGCCGCGCCTGCGCAGGACCACGGACTCGTCGCCGTCATCACCGTCTGAGTTATCCACGTGCGCAAGGGCCACGCCCATGAAAAGGAGCCCCGTGGCATCGTCTCCCGGTGTGGCATAGCCGTCGGCCCGCACGCATACGAAGCTGCCTGCGAAAATCTCGACCGCCCGGTATAGCTCAAAGGGCACCTCCACCCCTTCGGTGTATTCCGTCTTTTTGTCTGCACTTAATGCTGTCATTTTTTATACCTCCATGTTTTTGGTTGAATCGTTAAGTCGTTGAGTCGTTGAGTTGTTAAACCACTCAACTAGTCGACCACTCGACTCTTTGACTGTTCACTGCACCGTATTTTTAGGCCCGTATTTTTTCCAGCTGTCCTCAGACACGCCCACCATCTTGTTGATGGACAGTTGCACCTGGTCAAGGATGGCGTCATCCGCCTTGATCTCTTTTTTGGCCAGCTTGTCCACCGGGACCTCGCTTCCGACCGCCTTCGAAAGCACGACTTTTTTGAATTGCTCCGGGTCGTTGAGCGCCATGTCGTTGCCCCATTTTTCCAGCTGATCTTTTGTGATCTTGCCTTCCAGCACTGCCTGTCCTACGAGGTCCTCCTTTTTTATCGCGGCAATATCGGCGCTCAATTTAGCGACTTGTCCGCTCAAATCATCCGTGGCGGCGTGGCTTGCTTTAAGGCCCCTAATGGTTGTGATTACGTCCTCCCGGGCAGCGTCTTCTTTGAGCCCGAGGGCCTCGATCACCTCCTTGGCCACCACCTCTATTTTCTTGCCCTCGACCTGCTTTTTCAGGTTCTTGTTTTCGGCCACGACCGCTTTCGCGGCCTCAGCCACCTTATCCTGGCCGGCGTCATCAGCCAGCTCGAAAAGCTCTATCATGTCTTTGTTCTTGGCCACGACCGCCTCGGCGGCCTCGACTACCTTGTCCTCGCCGGCGTCGTCGGCCAGCCCTAAAAGTTTTTTAAGTTTGTCTAACATGTTTGCCTCCTTTCGGAATTCTCCGATGTTGAATTTTTTACGGAATTTATCTAATCGCCCGTTGATGATCGAGCGTTCCTCGGGGTTGTATTGCGCCTGGTTATCCTCCTGGCCCCAGTAACCGGCAGCCGCCCGCGTCTGGGCCGCGTCGGGACACGGGTAGCGGTAATTGACCGGGTCCAGCCACTCATCGTCGGGCACGTGCTCCCACTCGGAAGGCTTGGTTACATGCCCTCCCTCCTTGATGCCGATCCTGTATTTTCTCGAGCGGGCCTCCCTGGCCTCCCGCGCCTCCTCGAGGCTCATCTTGGCCATGATCGGCCGCAGGTTATTCAGCTTCGGGAAATTGGTCAGGGCCACGTTTTCGATCTTGATAATCTTCCGGCCGTTTTCAGAGACCCAGAATACCGGCGAAAAATAACGGTATTCTCGGTTCTCCAGGTATTCCTTTGCCTGCCTGGTCCATTCCACAACCACCCAGAACCCTTCCTTGCCGCGATTGATGAATCTCTTGATCCATCCTGCAGCCGGGGCCTTGACGCCCTGGAGGGTCTGGTGCTCGTAATCGATGACCATGTCGTTTCCCCGGCGCTCGAAATCGGCGATAATGGCGTCCATCGATTCGTCGTCCACAAATGCATCGTCCTCGCCCTCGATCCCGATCTTCCCGTACGGAAAAAGCTGGAATTCTTCCGGGGCGCCCTCGATGCTCTTGAGTACATATAAAAGTTTCAATCCCATATCGCTTCCTCCATGCGATCGCGCAGCCGTGAATCGTATTTTCCAGGATCCGGCTTCCATTCCTGCACTGCCGGGTTATACCGGAACCCCGGGTCCGGCTGCAGATCCGGGACCTGCGTTTCCTCTTTCAGCCCTTCCTCCTCCATCTCCCGGGCGGAAATAGAATGTACGACACATCTGCACCTAAAACCTGCAGGCGGAAACCACGTATTCCAGAAGGGATGATCGTGGCGGTATATCTTGCCGTCGTTCGCCAGGTGGGTCGGCCTGGTGTGCGTGTCGTTCACCGCGTCGTATTCCCAGTACGGCCTGCGGTCCGCGACCGCCTTCATCTGTTTGTGCCTGCCCACGTTATAAGCGGTCTGGTTATTGGTCCTGAAGATATTGTCCAGCCGGTAGGGCGTCATGCCTTGCCAGCCCCGCCGGGCCATGATCTCATCGATCCCCTCGCGGAACTCAAAGAACGTCCCTCCTTTCTCGAGGGCCTTCAGGACCTCCCCGTGCAGGTCTTGCAGCAGGTCGGCAGAGGCAATGCGAGACACCGTAAACGCCAGGCTGTTTGCATACGCACCCACCTCCGCCACCAGAACCTCGTATTCCGCGGCGGTCATCGGGATCTTATCCCGAAAAAATTCCACCGCCTCGCTAAACGCCATTCCTTTCATTGTTTCAGCTTCTCCTGCCACTAAGGCACAAAGGCACGAAGGAAAAATAATTATAAACTTTGTGTCTTGGTGTCTTTGTGGCTATCTTCATGCCCACGCCCCCGCGATAAAATCTGCTACCGAACCATTGAGATATTCCCAGTCCGCATCTTCCGCGTACATGTACGGCCGCGCCGGGATCTCAACGGATTTTTTGAGGATAAAGAGCGGCACGATATCCTCGCCCCTCTTCTGAAAGATGATTCCCTTGGCCACAAAGGTGTCCGCAAAGTCCGCGGCCCGCAGCGGCACGCGCTTATCCGCAGGCCCGCCGGGAAACGGGATGGTCAGGAACTTCTTTTTTTTCGGCCTGATCGTCCCGCCGTAATGGTGTATCGCGGCATAATCCACCTCGCCGGGGCCGCCGCCGGCGGATATCTCCCCCGTATCGGCCATCTCCTCGTGGGTCAGGCTGCCCTTGAGCCTGCTCGTTCTCTCCTTGAGCGCCGGACCGGACAGCCGTTTCGATATCTTTCTGACCATGCGCTCGCCGAAATCCGCCAGGGGCTGCGTGAGATCCCGCGCCCTGTCGCCGGTTTCATCCACGGCCTTGATAACCTTCTCCTCGCCCCCAATGCGTATGGTCAGTTCCATGTTTTGCCTTTTTCTCTTGCCACCAAGTCACGAAGACACTAAGAAAATACCTACAAAGACTTTGTGTCTTGGTGTCTTTGTGGCCTCTTATTTCTGGGTTTTGCCGCATCCGCCGCGCCTGCCAGTGCCGCGGTAACCAGGGCGTCGCGTACCAATATTTCCAAATCCGCCGGGTCCAGATCCGCGTACACGTCAAATATCCGGTCGCGCAATTCCTCCAGGCTCGAGCTGGATTCGATCAGTTTCCGGACCGGGCCGTCTATCCCTTTCCATGCCTCGGCCGCGAGAGTCAGGGAGTCGTCCGCGAGCTCCTCCAGTTCCTGCTGCTCCGCGTCAAAAACAGGCCCAGGATCGTCTTTTGCTGTGAGGCGCGTATGATTAGACGCCTTTGCCCCTGTTTTCGCAGACTGGGCGGGGTTTGTCCGCTTCATGGCCATCTGGCCGGGCGTCACGGGCTGCAAAATCGTCTGTTCTTTCTCCGGCAGGGGGATCCCGAACCGCTCGCTCACGTGCTCTGCGGAAACCGGCTGGCCGAACTGGATCACGTTTTTGTATACCTCGCTCAGGCTCTTGAGGTCCTCCCGCTCGTTCCAGATCGCGGCGTAGCCGGGTACCGGCGTGTCCCACCCGAAATTAAAGCCGACCATCGGCCGTATCAGCTGGTAGCGGACGGTCGCGGCCACGGTGCGCGTGTCCGCCTTGGCCAGGTCGATCCGCACCTCGTTGTGCGTCCTGGCTGCCGCGTAAGAGCCCACGTCGCCCACGTCCGCGGTCAGGGTCTGGCCCAGCAGGGCCTTGGATATTTCTTTCGCGCAGAAACTAGCCATCGTCTCGTAGGGGTTATCTCCCCTGGCCCCGTGCTTGACCGCCTCGACGAATTCGATCTCGGTATTCTTGGAAATGATCCCTGCCGCGTCCGAGCCCAGGGATTGTATGGCCGTGATCAGGGCGTCCTTGTCTTCCTGGCCCGCGCCGGGGTCGTATCGCCCCAGGCGGAGTGGCATGCCGAACACCTCGAGGAATGCCATCCAATCCTTAAGGGAGTAGTTGCGAAAGAGAAACATCCACGCGCACACACGGTAAATGCCGGACCGCGCCGCGTGGCCGGCCTTTCCCCCGTAGCGGTGAAAGAGGATCTTCCAGGCCGGAATCTCCTCGCCCATCATGTTGTCGTCCGAAATCAGGCGGGGATATTTCCGCAGGTACCCGGTCGGATCGGTGAACAGAAACCGTTTCTGCTCGATAAACTCCAGGTCGGTCGGCATGGCCTGGCCGGATGATGTATCCCAGTGAATCTCCAGGGCGGAGAAACCCTTGCCGACGCTGTCCTGGAGCGAGACCAAGGTATCGTCCCAGTCCGTGAAGTTATCGAAATACTCCTGGACAAACTCCGCCACCTTCACGTCCCGGCTGTCCTCCGAGGCCGGCGAAACCCGGAACTCCACGTCCAGTATGGCGTTTCTCCGCTTCTCCGCCTCCCCCAGGAGGTGGGCGTCTTTTTCTTCCATCTGGTCGAACAGCTCGGCTTGCCTCTGCACGTTCCCGGAATCCGCCTCTTTGAGCAGGGTCGTCAAACGCTGCGGGGTCAGGCCCGCGCTCACATACTCACGCCACGAATCCAGGACCGGCGCCGCTGCCAGGGGCCGCCGCTCCGGTGCCTTCGTCGTTTTGATTTCCCGTCCGAACTGATCCAGTATCATCACCACGTCCCCTTGACGCCGGCGAACCGGCGCTTCGATATGGTTTTATATTCTACAGGCCCGCCGCCCATGTTTATCGATTTATAATGTCCCAGTGCGAGCGCGATCGCCGCGTCTCCGTGCCGCATGAAATCCGGGTTTTTCGTATCGCTGACCGTCAGCCTGGGCAGCTTGATGATGCCGTCGATCATCTCGAGTGCACGGAGGTCGTTTTTTATGTCCGCGTCGCGCGGCAGGTCGATGGTCTGATCCTCGAAGGCGTCCTGGAACGGCACCATATGCTCCCTGTACCAGGCGTCATTCAGGGTTATCTCCTCGATCAGCGGCCGGCCGTACTTGTCCGCCGTGTATTCCGCGAACGTCAGCCCCGGCCCGGTCGCATCCATCGCACCGCCCCGGAACTTCGGGAAATTGCCGATCATGTACCAGAGTATTTGCTCCTGTTGCCGCGACGGCACATTGTGCATCTCCACTAGAAAGGGGCATTTCCGCACCAGGTTTTTCAAGATCTCCAGGGGACCGATAACGGAAAAATTGCCGTACCGCGCGAAGTCCTGCCCGAAAACGTGATCGAGCGTTTTGTCCAGCCCCTTCATGAGAGGCGCGAGGTGGATCCGGATCCACTCGTCACACCATGATTTTCTGTATTTCTCCCCCTTAAGGGCAAAGTTATTGTCCAGGGCAAGGCGTACGATCGGCCTCACCTCTTTCATGCATCCCTCGATCAAAATGCCGGCAATGGCCACCCCCGACCCTTCCCTGGGGATAGCGTCCAGCTCCTCTTTCATGGCGGCGGTGTTGGCCCCGTATGCCCCGCGCACCCGCTGGTACCATTCTTTTTTCCCTTTGGGAGTGGGGGTCCATCCCTTGACCATGCAGACCCGCTCGTACAGCCCGTTTTTAACGGCGTCATCGAATGTCACCCTGAATATCCGAAACGCGAACAGTCCCGCCCTCGTGTCGTGGATAAGCTGGTTAAACGGGTTCTTGTCGCCGTTGTGCGTGCTTATGATGCGGATATCCCCGCCCCATATAATCAGGGCCAGGGTGGAATCGATCACGGCCTGCACATTAAGGTGAAACGCCGCCTCGTCTATGTTGACCTTGCCCTGCAGTCCCCGGATGCTCGCCGGCCTGGACGATAACGCCACGATCTGAAAACCCGATGCAAACCTGATCCGATAGCTGGTAATATGCTTTGATGATCCGTCCGGCTGCTGGTCCTCGAACAGGAACACCTCAATGCCCTGCCATCCCTCCGCCATAGCCGCCGCCATGACTCTGGCCATATGGGCGCAATAGCCGATATACTCGAGACCTTTTTCCTTGGTGTCGCCGATGTAATAGATGTTGTCCCCGCCCGCGCTCTTTTTGCTCGAAGCCGTGATCGTATCGTCCAGGGCAGTGGCAAATGTGATGCCCGTGCGCCGCCCCTTTTCGCCAATATTAAGAGGATACTCGTGGATTTGTTTGATCCACGCCGCCTGGTGTTTCATGAGCACGCCCTCGGCCAGCGGATCGTAGCCCTCCGGGATCTCCCGTACGCTGGCAGGCAGCTCGTCCCAGCTTAATATGCGCTCGATATCTCCGGGCCGGTCAGTCATTACGCGACTCCCAGTACCTTTTTGCGCCAGAATTCAGCCTGATCACTGCTCAGCCCCTGCTCAGAGGCGGCACTCTCAATAGCGTTTGCCGCGTCCTCGAGCGCCCGCTTCCTCACCGCAGTCTCCATCTCCGTCTGCCACTTTTTCTGCCTCACCGCGGCCTGTGCCAGCTTTGCAACCATCTGGCCGATCCTGGGGAGGCTCTTGTTGTCCGCCTCCAGCTCCACGAGCAGCTCGAACGTTTTGGTCTGCACAAGTCGTATTATCGCGTCATTCATGGCGCCAGCGTCATCCTCCGAGGCCTCCGCGATGGCCTTGGCCTGGTCCGTGGCCACCTTGAGCGCCCGCAGCCGGTCCTCGAAATTCTTCCCGTACCGGTGCACGCTGGATTTCGAGATCTCATAGCCTATAGAATTGAGCCATTCGGCCAGCTCCTCGTACCCGGCAAACCCGCCCTGGATCAGTTTTTTCTCCAGCTCCTGGCGCACTTCCTCGGGTAACAGTTCCACGCTCGATCGCTGCATGATTCCCCCTACCAGTACTTCGCCGGGCGGGCGATTCCGGGCAGGCACTCGACGGTGTATTCCGCTACGTCAACCCCGTGATGGGTCAGCTCCGCGCTCCAGCATGCAGTGTCCCTGCCCCTGATCACTACCAGCTTGCGGTCCTCCAGGTAATCCATCTCCCGTCTCAGCTCCCTGGGCGTGACAGGCATATCATCGCCGCTCACCGTGGCCATGATCACCTCTTCCGACACGGGATAGGGCCGCCCCACGTCCAGGGTCTGCAATATCCTCCAACGCAGTACCTCTATGCGCTTTTTCTCCAGGTCCATTACCCGCCTCCTTGTCTAGATTTTATGTGCTCGTGGACGAACTCCCATATGGCGTCGATCTTTTGCTCGATCTTGCCGAAGCTCATGATCCAGTCCTCGCGGCGGACGTACTCTTTCGGCAGCGCCTCCTTGAGGTCCGCCAGCTCCTGGCGCAACTTCTCATGGCGGTTGCCCTGTCTGATTATGCTCTGCAATATATCCCGCAAATACAGCACCGCGAACGTCAGCAGCGCCGAGAACACGCATCCCACGATTATCAGGGCGATCTGCGCGGTCATGATTTGCCTCCCCGAATTGCCTTGATAGCTCCCTCGATCAAACCGGTCTTATCCTCTCCCGCCTTTTTCCTTTTTTCCTTTCCTCTGTCCCAGACGGCCACGCCCAGGATGGAAAGCCAACCCACCCAGATCCACTGAGGCACGTCCGGTGTCGCCTTGCCGAGCAGAGGAAGGAGGAAATAGATGAGAATTACTGCCAGAGGATAGGCAAAACCGTTAACCGGCCTCCAGGAGTACTGCGGCCATCGTTCGCTTTTCGCTTCCGCCTGCATGGTGGCATTCACGGTTGCGAGTTTGGCGGCGTCGATCTGTGCCAGGCTCACCTCCCGTTCAATCGCCATTTTTTGCAGCTCCACATAGAGTTTCGGGTCCGCCTCTATTTTCGCGGCCACAGCTTCGATGTCCGACTCGCTGTCCCCTGTCACCGCCCTCATGAGCCCTTCCAAAAGCGTCCCTGAGCCAGGTACGATAAGATTCGCGACTGTGGGAGCAATCGCCTTGACCCCGTCCGCTATCTTGCTGAATGCGCCCATATCTTCCTCCTTTCAGCTTGCCAGAGGTTACTTCCCTAACAGATAGAAATATTCGCCGTTCACCCGCTTCCATCTCTGAATCAGATGATGCGGCCGAAGATCTGCATGGAATCCGATGGCGACAGGCTCGCCTTTATAGTGCCAGTCATAATATATTCCTATGCCGCCAAAGCCCTGGCGTTCGACCAGGCGGTATTGTGTCCGGGAGTCAAGATCGGTGATGATGATGAAATCGGCTGCCAGGCATCCTTGCTTTTTTAGGTGGTAGCTGCTATCGGCATGCCCGTGCTCACCATAGAGATCCACTGCTTGAGTGATAATAATGGCAGGCTTCTTGCCGGATATGGTGTAAATCCTTTCCCATACATAATCGAGGTTCAAGACAAGGCGCATGTCAATCTCTTCGCCGCTCCCGGGGTGCAGAGAATCATCAAACTCCTTAGCGACGAAATGACGGATCTGCTTCCATGTAATCATTATTCCATCTCCCCGCTTCCCTGTTCAAGGTTCTAACCTCTGAACCCTGAACCTTGAACCTTGAAACCTCTTTCTAGTTAAAGCTC